CCGCAGGCGGTTTTAGAAAAGGAAGTAAAAAGATACAATAAAGAGTATGTTCAACAGAAACGTGCTTTCGGAGAGTTAGGCCATCCTGATGGTCCTACAGTTAATCTTGAAAGAGTATCACATATGATTACAAAACTTACGCCTGAAGGTAGAAACTTTATAGGCGAAGCGAAGATTATGGATACTCCTTATGGTAAAATAGTAAAAAATCTTATTGATGAAGGTGCCAAACTTGGTGTCTCATCAAGAGGTATGGGTTCATTAGAACCAAAAAAAGATATGCAGATTGTTAAGGATGATTTTTACTTAGCAACTGCAGCAGATATTGTCGCAGATCCATCTGCTCCTAATGCTTTCGTAGAAGGTATTATGGAAGGTAAAGAGTGGGTGTGGGAGAATGGCGTTGTAAAAGAGGTCGAAATAGCTTTATATAAAAAGTTATTAGACACAAAACAAAAGAATAACGAAGATAAGAATATAAGAATATTCTCACATTTCATGTCTAAGTTATAATTTTGATAAATAAAACAAGAAACCTAATTAGGGAGTTTATCCAATATGACAGACATCAACAAAGAATTAGAAGCTATTGCTGAAGATGTCTTTGTCGATGAGGACGAACAATTGGTAGAAGAACCTGCTAACGCCCCCACCCTCCATGCCGAGCCAGCGATGCCGATGCAACACATCGATGGACAGGATGAAGTTGAGGATATGGGACCAGCAGTTGTTTCACCAAAGGCTCCGTCTGATCCAGGCAAAGAAGCTTCTAAGAAAGCTAAACGGGCTACACCTCCAGGTGCACCCGGTGGTAAAGGATTTGCGTCTGATGCGTCAGCCAAGCAAGAGGAAGTTTCTCTTGATGGTGATGATGAGGAAGATAGTGAAGAAATTACTATAGATGAGCGTATTGCTGCTATGGACTTTTCCGCTGATGTTAAGGCTCTTACTGAAGGTGGTGATGATGATGAAGAAGAATCAACATCAGGACTTACTGCCGAATTCAAGCAAAAGGCTGCTATCATTTTTGAAGCAGCTGTTAAAGCGAAGATTCGTTCAGAGCTAGAAAGAATCGAAGAAGAATATGAAGAAGCATATGCACAAGCTTTTGAGAACGCTAAGGAAGATATGACCGAGAAAGTTGACGGTTATCTATCCTATGTTGTTGAGGAATGGATGAAGACCAACGAGATGGCAGTCGAACATAAAATGAAGACTGAAATCGCTGAGGGATTTATTACAGGCCTAAAAACACTTTTTGAAGAACATAATATTGCTATTCCTACGGAACAGTTTGATATGCTTGATGCCGCCGCCGAGAAGGTTGGTGAGTTAGAAGGCAAGTTGAATGAAACCCTAGAAAGTAATGTTAGACTATCCCAAGAAGTGGCAGAGTTAAAAAAGAGCGAAATTTTAAGTGATGTCGCTTCCGATTTAGCTGATACCGAAGTTGAGAAGTTTGCTGGACTAATAGAAAATATTGAGTATGAGACCGAATCCAATTTTCGTGAGAAAGTTGAAACGATCAAAGAATCATATTTTCCAAAAGTTCAATTACTTCACAATGATGACACAGCAGCACCGCTAGAAACGGAAATTGATGTAGATGTGTCCGACACAATGGCTGCTTACATGACTGCTATTAGACGATCCAAACCTTTTGGTATGGGATCAACTTCTAGTGGACATGAAACACAATAGTTTATTACAAATATAGGGAGAAAATAAACAATGTTTCAAACGGAACACTTACAGGAAAAGTGGCAGCCAGTGCTAGGGCATCCTGACCTCCCAGAGATTAAGGATGCTTATCGTCGGGCCGTTACAACTGTAATTTTAGAAAACCAAGAAAAGGCTATGAGAGAAGATGCATCTTTCCTTTCTGAGGGTGCACCTAATAATGCAACCGGTGCACAGGTAGCAAATTGGGATCCAATCCTAATTTCGCTAGTTCGTCGTGCCATGCCTTCCTTGATTGCATATGATGTCTGCGGCGTACAGCCAATGACTGGACCTACTGGTCTAATCTTTGCAATGAAGGCACATTATACTTCACAAAGCGGTACAGAAGCTCTGTTTAACGAGGCCGATACGGCTTTCGCAGGGACAGGCACCCAGTTGGGTACAGAAGTACTTAAAGCATTGTCAGCTGCTACGTTTACCACAGGTACTGGTATGACGACCACAGCGGGCGAAGCATTAGGTGATAGTTCTGCTAACGCTTTTGCTGAGATGGCTTTTAGTATTGAAAAAGCAACCGTTACTGCAAAGACACGGGCGCTCAAAGCTGAGTATACGATGGAACTTGCTCAAGACCTCAAGGCCATTCATGGTCTGGATGCCGAGACTGAGTTGGCTAATATTCTTAGTGCTGAAATTTTGGCAGAAATTAACCGTGAGGTTATTCGTACAATTTATCAGAATGCAAAAGTCGGTGCACAAACCAACACCACCACTGCTGGTATCTTTGATTTAGATACTGACTCAAATGGTCGTTGGTCTGTTGAACGCTTCAAAGGCATGATGTTTGCCGTTGAGCGTGATGCAAACGTAGTTGCTCGTGATACTCGACGTGGTAAGGGTAATATTATCATCTGTTCAGCCGACGTTGCTTCCGCATTCGTCATGGCCGGCATGATGGATTATGCTCCAGCTATGTCAACTAATCTAGATGTAGATTCAGCAGGTAATACCTTCGCTGGTGTATTGAATGGTCGTTTTAAAGTGTATGTTGATCCATACATGAACATGACTGTTCCTTATGCAAACGGTGGTGCAACTGCAGCGCAGTACTACACAGTTGGTTATAAAGGCACATCGCCTTATGATGCAGGTCTTTTCTATTGCCCATACGTTCCGTTGCAGATGGTTCGTGCGGTAGGCGAGAATTCCTTCCAACCCAAGATTGGTTTTAAGACTCGTTATGGTATGCAGGTAAATCCATTTGCAGAAGTTTCTGCTGCTACAGATGGTGCAGGTGCCCGCAACTCAAACGTTTACTACCGTCGTGTTCAGATTAATAATCTGATGTAAAATAAGTAAAAAAACATAATAATAATAACATTGTTTTTAGATCCCCGCTTCGGCGGGGATTTTTTTAAACTAAATAGTATAACCTGAGGAGTAACCTAATGACACAATTAATTAACCCAGAGAAGTTTACTGCGGCAACGACCCAATTGAGGTCGTTTTTTTTGGCCCGTGACTTCCAAGAAGTACACACACAAAATAGGCTATCTATTTTAGCAGCCTGTGAGGACCCAACAACAGTAGCAACTTACGAGTATGGAGGAGAGATATGGCCTCTTCCCCAAACCGGCCAAATGTGGCTCGAATACGAATTACTTAATCGCCCGGCAGTGCCGGGTTTTTTCTGCATTTCAACTTCTTATCGAGCTGAGAAGGAAATAGTGGAAGGTAGACATGATGTTATCTTCCCCATGTTTGAGTTTGAAATGCCCGGTAACTTGAAAGACTTAGAGAAGATGGAGAAGGAGTTATGTGAACATATGGGATTCGGTTCACAACACAGTGTGGTAGATAAAGATTATCTAGAATGGTGTGAGATGTTTCAGACCGAAGAACTAACACACGAACACGAAAATGCTATGGCAGAATCTTGGCAGGGTAGAGTTTGTATGATAAAGAACTTTCCCAACTACACTTCCCCTTTCTGGAATATGAAACAGAATGGTGATGGTACTGCCGCAAAGATTGATGTTATCATTTCTGGTCAGGAAACTATTGGTTCAGCAGAACGTAGTAGTGACACAGATGAAATGATGACAATGTTCCATGAGATATCAGATGGTATGTATGCTGATATGCTTTATGATTTGTTTGGTAAAGAAAGGGTTGATAAGGAGTTAGATAAGTTTCTGTCTCTTGATTTCTTTCCAAGAGTGGGTGGTGGTATTGGACTTACCCGATTGCTTAGTGCTATGGACGATTATGATGTAAGACGTATAGTCAATAGTATGTAAAAATATTCCGGGGTGATGGAATTGGTAGACATGCCAGACCGTTTATCTGGTGTCTGAAAGGACGTGGTGGTTCGATCCCACCCCCCGGAGCCAGACTATTTATGATAGATTGGGTATGTTAAGCGTACTTGTCAAGGTTTCGTTCAAATTCATGCAGACGTTTCCATATGCTTCTTAGTTCTGTAATTGTAGTCCAGTTGTGTAAGAACAAAGCAAACCCACCATGTACTTTTTGGAATGCATTTGATACTTGTACTACTACACCTAGCAATATTGCACCCGTAAATAAACTTGGACCAACAATTAAGTATGGTACAATAACCATAAATTGGTCATAAGTAATCATCCAAGTATCAAAATAACCATAGTGCAAGTACAGTCTGTGATAGTTGAATTT